GGGTCGCTGATGCCCCGCAACTTCGGTCTCCCGTCCCGCGACGAGCACCGAACACCGATCTGGCCCTTCGTCGTGTTGGCCCTGGCTGTAGCCGCATTCATTGGCCTCTGGATTTTTGACTGATGGAGACCTGCTCGGATTGGTGGATGTCGACCATGTCACCGACGAGCATGTTCCGGCCGGAATATCAGACCGGCGAGCTGGCGGACTATCTGCGCGAGAACACCGGCGTCGATCCGGCCATCCTCGCCGCGGACGTCGGGATCGGCCCGGGCCAGGTCATGGCGTATCAGCGGAAGCTGGGCCTACGGAAGATCAGCGGGAATAGGCCGCGGCGGCCGCGCGTGAGAACGAACCCAGAAGACTAGTTTTGTTCTGCAGTCAGTCAGTGGAGTGCCGATGTCGACGGATAAATTAGCATACGGCAACATTGCACCCGAAGGCTCACGTCCCGCTCCGCCCATCGCGATGGTGCTCAAAGATGGCGAGCCGCGCCCGGTTCAGGGCCGGGCATTCTTCTCAGCCAATTTTGATTTCGGCGATCGCGTCTCGATCGACAAAGGCGATCAAGTCGGCGTTGTCGTCGGGTTCTGTTTTTACCCGCGTGGCAAGCAGGTTCAAGTTTCCTGGTGGAACAACGGCACCATCGCCGAAAGCTGGCTCGACGAATGGCGGCTTGAGCTGGTCGAAAAATAATCGAGTGCGCGCAGCGGCGCGCCCTACCGCGCCCGGCGTAAGGGGCCGGAATACCCGCAAGGGGAAAAGCTGCGCAATCACTGCGGTCGCTTCCTAACCCGAAGCGGCCGCTTTCATTTTCAGCAATGGGGTTTCGATGTCAGGCGATCGCGTATCAGGCAAAGTCAAGCTGTGGGTCGATGACCGTGGCTTCGGTTTCATCGTCGCCGACACCGGCTCCGAATACTTCGTCCACCGCACCGATCTGGAAGCCCCGGGCCGCTGCAACGACGACGGCCGGCTGACGCTGGAGCCCGACGAGCGCGTCAGCTTCGAAGTCGTCGACAATCCCCGCAAGCCCAATGGCAAGAAGGCTGCACGGGTTCAGGTGGTCTGATGGCCAAAACTGACCTTCCGTTCGCGATAATAGGTTTGATGATCGTCGCTCTGACCTTCTGCGTCCCGTGGGTGCCGTTGGATGCTATCGGCATCAGCGGGACAGTCGCCTTTATTGCCAGCGTTATCTGGGCGTCTGTCTGATGTCCCGCCTGCCCGCCGAAATCGATCTCAAGCACTTCGAGACGATGTGCCAGTACCAGTTCACCGTCGAGGAGATGGCGGCGGCGCTCAAACTCTCGAAGCGCACCCTGATCCGCAAGATCAAGATCGATCCCTGGAAGACCCTTTGGGAAGACGGCGCCGCTTCCGGCCGCTCGTTCTTGAAGCGTCGCGGGTTCGAATTCGCCTCACGGGAAGACGCAGTCGGCGAGCGGGCATGGGAGCACCTGACCAAGCACGTGCTGGGCTGGAGCGACAAGGCCGCCGTCGAGCTCACCGGCAAGAATGGCGGGCCCGTACAGACCATCGACCTCAGCAAGTTGACGAATGACCAGATCGACCAGCTTGAACGCATTGCTACCGCGCTTACCGCCGCCGGCGGACTTGCTGGTGGCAATCCGGCAGGAGCGAGCGAGGCGGGAAGCTAAAACCCAGGACGGCGGCTGGCAGGCCGAGAAGGCCCGATGCGCCTCCGATATTTTGCATTGGTTCGATTCCTGGGTCTGGACTTACGACCCCCGACTGATCGGAAAGCCCGGCGGCGCATTCCTGCAGTTCAAGCTGTGGCCGCGCCAGCGCGAGATGGTAACCTGGCTGAAAGGCCGGATCGGCAATAGCGCCGAAGGCTTGATCGAAAAAAGCCGCGACGTCGGTGCAACATATATCTGCGCCGCGGTATCGCTGTGGTGCTGGCTGTATCAACCCGGTTTCAAGGCAACGTTCGGATCGCGAAGCGTCGATCTCGTCGACAAGAAAGGCAACCCGGACAGCATCTTCGAAAAGCTGCGGATAATGCTGCATCGCTTGCCTTCCGAGCTTCTGCCGGAAGGCTTCAATCGCAATCAGCACGACAGCTACATGCGGGTCGTCAATCCTGAAAATGGCGCGACGATCACCGGCGAAGGCGGCGAGAACATGGGCCGCGGCGGTCGATCGACCGTCTACTTCCTCGACGAAGCCGCGCGCGTTGCCAGCGCTGATGAAGTTGAGAAGGCGCTTTCGGGAAACACCGAATGCGTGATCTGGGTTTCGTCCGTCAACGGCATGGGCAACCTATTCGCCCGCAAGCGGCACTCGATCCTCAAACAGGAACAAATCTTCCGGCTGCACTGGCGCGATGATCCGCGCAAAACCGAGGAGTGGGCGCAAGCTAAGCAGGCCAGCTTCTCCGATCCGACGACGTGGGCCAGCGAATTCGATATCGATTACACCGCATCTGTTGAGGGTGTATGCATCCCGGCCGCATGGGTCGAGAGTGCCAAGCGGATCCAGCGGTATGAGCCTGGAATCATTGTTTCGGCGTCGGCTGTGCTCGGTGGCGACGTCGGTGCCGGCAAAGCAAAATCAGTCAGCATCGTCCGCTCCGGGTCCGTGGTTCATCCGCCGAAGTCGCGCGGCGAACCCGATACGACAGATACCGCGCTATGGATGCTCGAGATCGCGCGGCAAAGCGCGGTCAAGCGTTTGAACTTCGATGCGCCTGGTGTCGGCGCCGGCGTGTCATCGACGTTGATGAAAAACCAGATCGCGGGATTGAAGATTGCTCCGATCAATACCGGGCTTCCGCCTTCTGAGCGCATGTGGCCAGACGGTAGAACGTCCGAGGAGATGTTCGGAAATCTGAAGGCCGAGATCTGGTGGCTGTGCCGAACGGCGCTGCAACGCACGCACGAGCACATGCTCTACATCGAGGGCAAGCCCGGCGGACAGAAACATTCGCCGACTGATCTGCTGGCACTGCCGAGCGGCGACCAGGACAGCGACGCGCTTTGCCTTCAACTCTCACTTGTGAAGTGGGAGCGAAACGAAAAGGGCAAGATCGTCATCGAGAAAAAGGAAGCGCTGCGCCGGCGTGGCATCTCCAGCCCCGATCACGCCGACGCGCTGGTGCTCACCTTCGCTGAACCGGACGAGGTTCCAATGATTATCTCTCCGGAATTCGCGGCGCAGTTCGCCGCTCTCACCCGTCGCCGCTGATGTCGATCAAGTCATGGTTCCGCAGCTGGTCGGCCGAACCGGCGCCGGTCGTTTCTGCGGCCGCGTCTGAAAAGCCGAGGAACAATTCGCTCACCGTCGCCGCACTCGAAGCGGTGCTGGCCTACGTCAAGGGAGCAAAGCCGGAGCGGCGTATCCGTTCGCTGAAGCTGCCGGAGCCGGCACCTGGCGTTCTGCCTGCCGGTGCGCGCAAGATGGCGCAGGACAGCCAGATCAAGGCCGTCGCCAACTTCGGTGAATCCTACCAGTGGGACGGCTACGGCTTCATGGGCTATGCCCTGCTGTCGGATCTGGCACAGATACCGGAGTTTCGCCGGCCGTCGGAAATCATCGCGGAGGAGATGACCCGCAAGTGGATCAAGGTCATTTCCACCAGCGACGAGGACAAAACCGAGAAGATCAAGGAGATCGAGAGCGAACTGAAGCGGTTCGGCGTTCAGGAGAGCTTTCGCAAGGCCTTTGAGGACGGTGAATTTTTCGGCGTCAGCAAGATCTTCATGGACTTCGGCAACATCGATCTCATGTCACCGCTGGTGCTTGACGCCAATGTCGAAAAGGACAGCCTCAAGGCGATCCGCGTCATTGAGCCGATCTGGTGCTACCCGAACAATTACAACACCAACGATCCGACCGTGGCAGATTTCTATCGCCCGCAGTCCTGGTACGTGCTTGGAAAGGAAATTCATTCCAGCCGGTTGCTGAATTTCATTCCGCATCCGGTGAAAGACATCCTCAAGCCGGCCTATATGTTCGGCGGCATCTCGCTGACACAGCTGCTGCAGCCCTATGTCGAGAATTGGCTTCGGACCCGGCAGTCGGTTTCGAGCATCACGCACAATTTCTCGACGCCGGTGCTGCAGACCGACATGAGCCAGACGATGCTTCCCGGCGGAGCGCAGCAGCTCGCATTGCGCGGCGAGGTCTACAATACAGGACGCGATAATCTCGGCCTCTTCATCGTCGACAAGAACAAGGAAGATTTCAAGAACGTCGCGGCCCCACTCGGCAGCCTCGACAAGCTGCAGGCCCAGGCGCAGGAGCAGATGGCTTCAGTGCCGGGGATCCCGCTGGTCAAATGGTTCGGCATCCAGCCGACTGGCCTCAATGCTTCGAGCGACGGCGAAATCCGGGTGTTCTACGACTTGATTGAATCGAGGCAGGAGCGCATCGGAACACCGGAGCTGCGGACACTGCTCAACGTCATCCAGATGAGCAAATACGGGATGATCGATCCCGATATCACCTTCAAGTGGGAACCGCTCTGGTCGCTCGATGAGAAGGCACTGGCAGAGGTCCGCAAGATCGATGCTGAGACGGATTGTGCCTATGTCGATCACGGCATCCTCGATCCGCTCGAAGTTCGCACCACGGTTGCAGCCGAGGAGGATAGTCGCTACGCCTCGATCGACGTCGAGGATTTACCCGATCCGCCGGAGGAAGCCGACGAAGATGATGGCGCCGATCGCGGCGAGGACGTCCCCGGCGCCAAACTGCCTAATTCCGGCGAAAAGAAAGACGCGGCGTAAAACCGAATTGAAACATTCGGCTGCTACCAAGCGGCATGATCGATTTCACGCTTGCAGAGTTGCTGACTGGATTGGACATGAGCGATCGCGAGACAGACCAAGATTTCAGGGTTCGTATTACCGCCGCCGCTGCCGACCACCACGACAAACATCAACGCGCTGCTTTCGGGGGCGCCAGTCTGGCTGATCTAAGCATCCTGATATCTGAGGCCTACGGGCATCATCTGGATGAAGTCGGGAAGCATTATGGCGTCACCCGCTCGGAAACATCTGAAGCCGAAAAACCCAAACGAGAAAATACTTAGGCCTGTCCATCCCTCCGCAGGCCTGACCGCCGCCTATCGCCGCAAGCTCGACGCGATGATCGAGGAGATGGCCGCAAGCGTCGATTACTGGCTCTCCGCGTCATACAAGGCGAATGAACCGCTCATCGCGCAAGACGAGCTGCCGGCATCGGCCCTCAAGGCCGCCATCCGCAAGCTGACCGCGCGTTGGCAGAGGCGCTTTAACGAGGCCGCTCCGAAGCTCGCCGACTATTTCGCGACCGCTGTTGAGAAGCGGTCGTCGACCGCGCTGAAAAATATTTTGAAGGAAGCCGGGTTCACGGTCGAATTCAAGATGACGGCGGCGCAGCGCGACATCATCAACGCGACCGTCAATCAAAACGTGCAGTTGATCAAAAGCATCCCGCAACAATTTCTCGGACAAGTCGAACAGTCGGTGATGAGGTCAGTTCAAACTGGCCGAGACTTGGGCGCGCTTTCGAAAGAGTTGCAAGACCATTTCGGCGTAAGCAAGCGCAGAGCTGCCTTCATATCGCGTTCGCAAAATAATTTAGCGACTGCTGCTCTCACTCGCTCGCGACAAGTCGAGTTGGGGATCACCGAAGCGATCTGGATGCACAGCGGTGGCGGAAAAGAGCCAAGGCCCAGCCATCTCGCGGCCGGTCGATCCAAAACGAAATATGATGTCAAAGTCGGCTGGTACGATCCTGATGTAGGCAAGAACATCTTTCCAGGAGAGCTTCCTAACTGCAGGTGCGTGTCGCGCGCCGTCGTGAAGGGGTTTTCGTGATGGGCGCGATCGGCAAGAAGCTGCGCTCGATGGCTGGCGATCAACGGCGCGGATACTTGCATTGGTGCCCCGGCTGTGACGAGCCACACGGCATCTTCACGGAGAACAAGAACGGGCCAACGTGGACGTTCAATGGTGATTTCGAGAAGCCCACGTTCGGACCGTCGATCCGATGCTTCACAACCGAGACGACGGACGATGACGATAAGCCGTTGCCCGCGCCAATCCAGCGCACGATCTGCCACTACTTCGTCAAGGCCGGCAAGATTGAGTTCTGCGGCGACAGTCCGCACAAGCTGGCCGGACAAACCGTTGACCTACCGGATTGGCCGTACGCGCCGGGCGCCTACGGCGGCATAGACGAATAGATTTATCGACCACCATCAAAGGACAGTCAGTCATGCGTTCAGTACCCTACATCGCCCTCGCCGCCCTCATCTCCACCGCCGCCTTCGCCCAAACCCCAACCGACAAGGTGGCGATCTCCGTCACCCGCGCCGAACTCCAGATCATCGGCCAGGGCCTGATGGAGCTACCGTACAAAACGGTGGCGCCGGTGCTGAACGACCTGCAGGCGCAGCTCAACGCGGCGGATCAAGTGGCGGCCAAGGCTGCGGCGGATGCTGCAAAGCCGGCGCCAGTCCAAGGTAATCCGGAAAAGGGCGCAGGACCTATGATCCCGGCCGCGAAGGCTGAAGAGCCGGCGAAGTAAATGACCCGCTCTGCATTACTGCTTGCGCTGTTTTGCTCTCAGGCGGTGCACGCCGCTGATCTACCGATCCCGCGCAAGCACGTTGGGATATCGGTGATAATGAAGCGTGAGCCACAGCTCCGGCCAAAGCACGAAGAGCCGACGCCTGTGAAGCCAATAGATCGGCCGGCGGGGATTCCATGAACATCGTCGGCGAAGAGGTCATTCATCCCGTATGCATCACCGAACACGGCGATGTAGTATTTCCGCTGCGAACCGAATTTCAGCTCCGCACCGAAGCCGTCATCGCGCAAGAACTCCGCGACGAGATCGCGCCGGCTCTCACCGCGGTCTGCCGCGTTATGGACAAGGCGCGCGCCGCCGGTCTCAAGATCGACTTCGCCATTCAGTGCGATGCGTTTGGGCGCAACATCCCGCCATACGTGGTGATCACGAAGTCTCTCTGAACTTTCCCGAGGTCGACGATGGAACAGCTTGCATTGCCGCTGTTCGCGTTCGATCGCGCCGTCTCTGACGATGGCAATCGCAACTCAGCGCGGCTCGTCACCAAGATCGATGTAGGCATCGCCTTCGACAAAGCCTCTGTCCGCAAAATCGACGAAGACGGCCGCCTCCGCGTCGCCGTGACCAACATCAGCAAGGCTAACGTCTGCCCCTATCTCGGCAATGAGATTCCGGACTATGACAAGCTCGGCCTGATCCCGGACAAAATCTACAAGCTGCTGCGCGATCCCGACGAGCTCGCCAAAGCCGCTCCGACCTTCAACAATATCCAGCTTCTGATGCAGCACGTCCCGGTATCCGCGGACGATCACCAGCCCGATCTCGTCGTCGGCACCACCGGCAGCGAGGCCGAGTTTGTCGCGCCCTACCTGCGCAACAGCCTCGCGATCTGGGTCCGCGAGGGCATCGATCTCGTTGAATCAGAAGTCCAGAAAGAATTGTCCAGCGCGTACCGATACCGCGCCGACATGACGCCCGGCACGTTCGAGGGCGAACAGTACGACGGCGTCATGCGTGACATCGTCGGCAATCACGTGGCGCTGGTCAAGGAAGGCCGCGCCGGCTCCGACGTCGTTGTCGGCGACTCCGTAATCCCCAAACTCCAGGAGACTTTCGAAATGTCCAAAGCTGCTTTGCTGTCCCGCAAGGGTGCCGTCGCTCAGGGTGCATTGATGGTGTTTCTGCGGCCGAAGCTGGCCAAGGACGCCAAGATCGATCTCGGCCCGGTGCTGACCGGTCTCACCTCGAAGAATTTCAAGGACAAGAAGGCTGGTCTCGCCACCGGCGTCACTGGTCTCGTCAAAGGCAAGCTCGCCAAGGATGCGAACATCGAGGGCCTCGTCGAGCTGATCGACGCGCTTTCGGATGTCGAGCCCGCCGAAGACGAAGAGGACGACGTTGCGATCGATCCGGATGATGCTGGCATGGATGCCGATCCGGTCGAAGCCATGCGCGGTTTCCTCAAGGGCAAGATGGCCGACGACGATGTCGAGCGTGCCTGCGCCATGATGAAGCCGAAGGCGATGGACGAAGACGAAGACGACGAGGAAAAAAAGAAAAAGGAAAAAGAGGAAGCGGGGAAGAAGACCGCTGCCGACAAGGTCGCGAAGGACACGGAGGAAAAGGACATGGTCAAGAAGCCGGTGATGGATGCGGCGATCAAGGTCGCCGAAGACGCCGCCACGAAACGCGCCGAGGCCAACACCATGAAGCGGCTCAACGGCATCCGCATCGCGGAACGCGCCGTCGAACCGCTGATCGGCAAGGTGACCACCGCGCTTGACAGTGCGGATGCGATCTATGCGGCGGCCCTCAAGGCAAGCGACGTCAAGCTGGATGGCGTCGATGCTAGCGCCTATCCCGCGCTTGTCGACATGCTGGTGAAGCAGAAGGCGGTCACGGCTCGTCCAAATCTCCACCTCGCGCATGACGCCGCGGTGGTCACCGATCGTGCCGCCTTCGAAAAGCAGTTCGATCTTCCCCCGATGCGTATCCGCAACCTCGGTTAACCGGCGGCGCTATTCGTCAGCCAATCTCAACCCTTTCAAGGAGTTTTAGCCATGGGGTTTCCCCGCCAGGTTAACGTTCAGCCCGCCATCGCCGTCGCCGGAGACCGGGCTTCGGCCAACGAAAATCTCTATAGCGTGATCGCCGGTGTCGGCGCCTTCATCGCCGGTGCCGCGGGTCTCACCGTGGCTGCCTTCGCCTGGGCTGATCCGACCAACACGTTCCTCAACAGCTTCGGTGCCGGTCCGGTCACGGGTTTCATCGCCCGCGAAGGCTTGCGCGCCGACATCCTGACGCCCGGACCCGGCTATCCGGACTTCTCGCAGACGATCCTGGGCGGGTCGTACATCTCGGCCTTCAGCGCCGGCGATTTCTACGTCGTCAACAACGGCAGTGCGGCCTCGGCGGTCGGCCAAAAGGCTTATGCCTTAAACACCACCGGCCTTGTCAGCTTCGCCGCCACCGGAACCCCGCCGACCAGCGGCTCCGCGACCAGTGCGACGTTGCAGAAGATCGTGTCGGCCTCCACTGGCGGCGCGCTCCCGGTTGCCAACACCGCAACGGGGTCGATCGCTGGCACCACCTTGACGGTTTCGGCCGTCGGCGCCGGTTCGGTCCTCGCGGGCGGCGTCGGTCAGACCCTGACCGGCACCGGCGTTGTCCCGGGCACCGCGATTGTGGCCCAGCTCACTGGAACGGCCGGCGGCGCCGGCACTTATTCGGTGAACATCAGCCAGACCGCGGCGTCCACCGCGCTCACGCTGTCCGGCGGTGGCCTGACGCTGACCGGCGCCAACACCACCGGCGTCTTTGCACCAGGCATGACGCTGTCTGGCACCAATATCCCCACCGGTACCACGATCCTTGCCTATGGCACGGGTACTGCAGGTGCTGCCGGAACCTATCTGGTCGATCGTCCCGCCGTCACCGCAGCTACCGCCTCGACCGTCACCGCGGCGAACGCGATGCTGCTCACCGTCGATGCCAGCTCTACCGGTGTCTGGGCTACCAACGATCTGCTCACCGGATCGGGCGTCGGAGCCAGCCAGTCGATCGCGGCCACCGGTGCGACCAATCCGAACCTCACGGGCGTGGGCGGTGCCGGCACGTACCTCACCAACCAGTTCCAGGCCTCGGCGCTGACGGCGCAGACCATCACCGTCGACTCCGGTGTGGAAACCAAATGGGTTGCGATGTCGGTCGGCCAGCCCGGCGAGCTTGTGGCCATCAGTTCGACTCCGCTCGGCTAGACAGCAGTAGCCCTTCAACCCCAGCTCGGCTCTGATGCCGTGGCACATGGAGAATTCAGATGAACGAGCGTCAGATCATTCAG